CTGTCTACCAAAATAAGGAACATCATTAATACCTAAGGTAGCAGCTGGAATCTGAGCAGCTCTACACAATAATGGTGTTTGGATATCTGCAGCAGCATTAGCCGGGTTAGTAATGTTGACTTGAAATAAGGATGGTCTAGCACCACCAAATTTAAGAGCACCTGCGAATAAGTTTATGTTGAATGCCATTTGTTTTTTCTCCTACTCTTATTTATACTTATACTTGACCAACTATTTCACTAAACTCTACTCCAGATCTTACTGCAACAAAATTAAGTTGAATAAAATTAATTGCTCTACTTGGTTTGATGAAAATATCTCCTACAAACTCATTTCGATCAATTATTTCTGGTGTATTGTTTGTTTCATCACAGACTACTCTAAAGTCTTGGACACCTCTTCTTGCTTGTACATCTCTCAAGAAAGGATCTACCAAATTAACAAACTGTGATCTTGTGAAAGCATCATTGAACTCAAATAGAGTAAATTTAGCAGCAGTAGATATTGCTTTTTCTAAAACAATAAACAATCTTCTGACATTTATTCTATCAAATGCACTTGGTTTAGCTAATAATGTTTTATCACCAAATAAAACTGTTCCTTGACCTGGGAATGTAACAACTGGGTTGATACCATTCTTATAAAGTAGATCTCTTTCAGCTTTATTAGGATTAAATGCTAATCTAGTAACATTCTTCATGACACCTCTGTTAAATCCAGCTGGTGAATACCAAGGATCTCTTGTAAGATCTGATCTTACCATTATCCCTGCTGTATCTCCATTTGCTGGAACATATCTTTGGATATCGTTAAACTTATCATACTGATACTTCCATCCACTATCCATTACTACATAACTTGAAGATGTTAAAGTATCTCTAAATGATATTATATCTTCAGCTTGTTTTCCTGAAAAACTATCATTTCCTACTACATCACCTCTTTCAGGTGACATAACTGCTATACAATCTTTTCTAGATTCAACAATGTTACCAATAATATGTTCTAGTACAGTTCCGTTATTATCTCCACCTAAAACAATAGAAATATCAACGTCTTCTGCACTTTTAAATTTATTGTATCCATTAATGTGATCTGTATTTCTAGGTGCAGCACCATCTCTACCATAAATTAAACTATCTGTAGCTGGAAGCGGTGCACCACTAAATGATGATCCTTTTTTAGAACCTGAATTAGTATGAGCAGAGTTATGAGCAGCCCACCAAACATACTTAGAGTTGTTGTTAATTACATCTACATAGTAATTGGTTGAACCGTCTTCGTTTTTAGCATCAGATGCTAAACTTACTCTTTCATATTTTTCTAATACAGTATTAAGTGTACCAGTCCATTCTCCGTCTTCATCAGCAACAACAATGTGTGCTTCATCACCATTTCCTCCAGCTGTGTTAGCTGAATCAGATGTTCCTGGTGCTTTATCAAAGAAACCATGATATTCCCATCTTCTTTCTGGTGTAACAACAGAAGCATTATGTGAACTGTTTGAAGAAGCAGCACCAACTGAATTACCTGTATATTTTTCAGTTAGTGTTAGTGAAGTATTACTTGCAATTGAAGCAACTTTTCTAAGTTCTTTATCAGGACCTAGAACTAAGATATCACCAACAGCTACTTGTGTTTGGAATAATGTTCCTAAACCAGCTAGTGTTTTAGAACCATTTACTGGTTGTACGTTACCAGTTAATGTTGAACTAAATGCATTTGAACTTGCACATACACTTACCTTTAAACTGTTTCCTAACTCTCCTGGAAATCTTCCAATCCAATTACCAACACCACTTATTCCTGATGAATAGTTATCATCATAATCTTGATCATTTTTAATCAAAGTATTTTTAGTGTTAGCAGCATTACTTATTGAATTTCTTGCAGCATCTGCACTATTAGATCCTGTCTCGTTAATAACCCTTACAGTAAATAAAGCATTACCATAAGCTAAAAAATTTGATGCAACAAAGAAATCTGTTGCTGTGTTACTTGTTAATGGTTTTTGAAAATTACTTATTAAATCGTCTTCTGATGTAATTAATACTCTTTCTCCTACTGGTCCCCATCTAAAATGGCCTGCGTAACCAGCCTCTGTAGTAGAGACAGCAGGGATTACAGTAGTAAGATCAACTTCTGATACATTAACACCTGGTGAAACTTGAAACGCCATTTTTTAATTCTCCTACTAAATTTTAGTTTTATAATGAACTCTTTTATGAATTATTTATAATTTTTTAGATTTAACTAAAATTGTCTATTTTTACACTAACCCAACGATCATGTGGATTTTGTAATGAATCATCCTTATCTAAAACTTCACTTTCACCATCTTCTCTAAAACCAAATGGTAACATTTGATCTTCGATCATTTTCATCTTTTCCTTATATAGTTTTTCTCTAATATCAGTATCTGTAATTTCTTTGAAATATTCTTGTCTTGCTATCCAACTGAACAATACTGTACACATAACTAAGTCATCATGTTGTCCATCTTCAGCTTCAAAACTAGCTCCTTTACCAACAAAACTACTTAATTCACTAATAAGATCAAAGTCTGGTATAATTAACTGATCATTTTCTATAAGATCTTTTAAGTTACTACATCCTATCCTTTTTACTTGTTTTGTTGTTTTAACTCCTAATGTTCTACCACTATGACTACCAAATCCACTTGATACTTGTTGTCCAGCTCTACCCATATGAACAGTAGACATTAAATTTTCATATAACAAATCATTATGTAATATATCCACTACTTGTTGACCTATATCGTTTGTTTCAACTAATATGAATGCATTATTGTAATGTTTACCAGTATTCTCAATAGTATTTGGATATAATAATGGACTTACAGTCTTATCCCTAAACTTAGCAACTACTTTAAATGGTTGTTTAGTTACATCAAATACTACAAATGCACTGTAATCTAATCCAACACCTCTTGCAACATCAACTGTAATAACATATGTATGTCCAGGTTTAGATTCTTCATATATACTCATAGTTTCTGTTGTTTTGATAGGATAGTCAAACCTCATTGCTCTTAGTTTGGTTGAACTAATAAGAGTATTCATAGATCCTATAAATTCACATTCAAACTCTTGCCTAAATTGTTCTTCACTTGTATTGCTTATAGTTTGTTGTTTCCATTTTTGATCTCTACCTGGTATTTCATTCCATCCAACTTCTATAGGAGTATAACCATTTTTTTTATCTATAGCATCAGACCATAATTTGTAGAAGTGGTTTAATCCATTAGGTGTACTAACTATGAATACTTTGGTTGTTTTACCAGATGATATTGTAGGATAAACTGATGCAAAGAAGTTTGTTGCTATATTGTTACTAACAAATGCAAACTCATCTAAGAAAATTAAGTTGTATGATCCACCTCTTATTGCACTACTACTCGTTGCACTAGCTACTATTTTGGATCCATTCTCTAATTCAATATTACCTTTATTCCAAACTATAATTCCTTGTTGTAACCATTTTGGTAAATGCTCATATGCTAGTTGAATCTTTCCTAATAAATCTCTGGCTAATGAACCTTTGTTTGCTAATATAGCTATACTTTGATTATCTGTAAATAAAACTAACCATAACATATAAGCTGTTACAGTAGTTGATTTACCAGACTGTCTTGGAAGTTTATTTACAACAAATCTATCTTTGTTGAATGTATTGACCATTTTAGTTTGAAAGTCATACATTTTAAAAGGTACTAGACCTTTATCAACATTTACTATTTTTATATATTTTTCAATGAAATATACAGAATCTTTTGCACATTTGATATATTCTTCTATCTGATCAGGAGAATATTCAATGTTAACATTGCCTCTCTTTAGATTAGGATTACCTAAGTAATTTTCACTATTCACTGTTTTTTCTTTTGTTTATAAATTTTTGTAAATCAGCTGTATTTCCTACATACAGTGAGTTGTTAACAGTTTTAGGTCCTTCTTGTATATCTTTATTAATAACTTTTATTTTTTTTTGTAACTCTAATAAATCTTTATTTGTATCACTTAATGTTTTTACTAGTTGACTTACCACTTCAAATGCTCTAGGATGTTGTGATTGCTGAGCAACATCTACTAATGTATTCAATGATTCTTGTCCTTTTTCAATTATAGTATATAAATTTTCTCTTGCATATTTGTAATCAATATCTGCTTCACTTTCTTCTTTATTTGTGTCAACTTTTTTTGGTATTGTTACTTCAGTTTCTTTTTTTGTTTCTGGTAAGTTAAAAATACCTTCCATATTTTTTTCAAATTGAGTCATTATTCTTCTCCATCCAGATCAGTCTCAAAGTCTATTGCAAAACCATAGTTGTCGTTTGCACTTATATTATCTATACTGATACTTTGTGAACTATTAGCAGTTGGATTTCCATTAGCATCTAATCCAGGAGTTACAGTAATTTTTTCAATTCTTTTACCTTGCTGTAACTCAGTGTTAGCTGAATTAATAAAATCAACCATAGTTCTTTTAATGATACCAGATTTTTTAACTGGACCATAAATGTATCCTTTAACTAAAAAGTCAAGATTATATATTAAAGTCCTTCTTGTTTCAAAGTCTCCTTCATATGTATCTTCTGTAGTTACACTTGTTAGTACTGTTGGAATGTCATGTGTAATATCCATCTCTGGAATTATTTTTACAGTCGTTGTCCAATCTGGTGTAAAGAATGGTAGTATTTGTTCTAATATCTGTATACCATCATCAGCATTTTTTACAAATACACTAAGGTTAAAATTAAAATCATATGGTACTGGAGTGAAGACAGTTTTTATATCATTATTAGAATTAGCTGTTCCTTGAATATTAACTCTTCTTTGTGTACTACTTAATTTTCTTTCTGGCATATACTGCATACCAACCATCTCAAAACCTATTCTTGGTAAACTTACACTAGACTTTTTTTGTAAATCAGGATTTTGTTCTACTCTTGCTAAGAACTTTTCTTTAGGACCATATGCTATT